CTAGTATTTGCTTGTTTCCTTTACTTTCCACTCTCGTATATTCAAATATTTGCCAACATCGATGTATGTAGTGTCTGATACCGTTCTGCATTCACTTTGATTAAGATACGTTCCGCTGAACATATGGCTCGTCAATTCATGTCCGGAAAAGTCGTATCCACCCAGTGTAACGTAAGTTTTTCCAGCCTTCCCATTGTTGCATACATCCGCCTTAATGCTGATTTCCGCATCTCCAATAGATGTTGTGCGAATTTGCATTACGTTTATTGATGATATTCCGACCTCTGATATTTGTTTTTTTATTGATGAGCTATTTTCAGAGTTGTAATCATAGTTTGCCGTATTGGCTTCATTTTCGATAAGATCCAATTTATTGAGTTTCAATTGTTGCTCTTGGATATATGATTTTAGCCGATCATTATCTTTGATTGTTATCTCTGCAAGCTCATTTTCGGCACGGATAAGTTCTCTTGTCTTATTGATACCCTCTATCAGTAATGTGTATAATCTGTCAGGATCCTTTACTGTCGAAGCTGCTCGTTTTTTTATGCTTATTTCACTAGACAAAACACTTATACGTTCTTTTAATACAGCAATTTGCATTTTTTCCTTATTAGGGTCAGGTGTCCCATTATATTCTACGATATACCCATTTTCTGTTTCTATGATCTTTGGTCCAGTAGCGTATGTGGGCACGTTGTAAAGCATAGTAATTATGGTTGCAATCAAAAGACGCTTCATTCCTGCCCCCTTTCAAATGCGCCGATTCAGAATTCCTGCAATACCCACTTCACTTTACCCAGGATGAAGTGATCCTGAATTTCTTCTCTTCTGATCTTTACCTCTGGAAACTCCTTGTTGTCCGACCTAATGAGGACACCGTCCGGCAATGGATACAGCCGCTTTACCGCAGCGCCAACATACGGCAGCATGATCGCGTAAACCTCGCCTTCGACCACCTGCTTATCTTGTAGGTCGACACCTATGATCGCCCCATCCATGATGGACGGTTCCATGCTTCTCCCTCTGACCAGGACCGGCTTGATTGAAACCCGGAGCAGTTTCGACGGGATTGCCTGACGATCCACCGGCTCATGCCATTCGGGTTCCGCTCCAACTCCCGCTTCGACCATGCTGTAGATGTCGACAATACTGCATTCGTCGGCTCCAATTTGCTCAGCAGTTTTTTTCTCTCCAATTAAATCGCTAGTCAATACTCCTAGCGCCTTCGATAGTTTCATAATGGTCTGTAATCGTGGATCTTTGGTTTTCCCAGTTACGATTTCGGAAATTCGTGATGTCGGGACATCTGCAATTTTGGCCAAATCAGAAGCTTGTATGCCTTGTAATTCCATATATTTTTGGAGCCCGGATTGCAAGTCCACCTTTTATTCTCCGATTGCGTAATATTTTTATTGACAATTTCCGAATTCGGAATTATATGTATCTCAAAACGGAATTACCTTACATGGGTAAACAAAAGTAAATTACACGAAAGGGTAATTTACCACAAGAGACCAAAAGCCAATGAAAATTAATTTTGTTGAAACTAAAAATCGAATTTACGCCACTGGTAGAACGTTGAGGGGTTATGCACGAACCAGAGGGTTTAACCCCTTTTCTTTTACACAGTTCCTTAAAGGAGCCTACGTTTCTGGCGCAATGGTGTCGCGATTTATTGAGGCTCTCCGGGAAGATGGGTTCCTGGTTGAGGAGCCAAACGGCGATCAGGCGGCTGCATAATTTTTTTTACCTCAATCCCTACAGGAAACTACAGGAAATTGTTTTTACTGTCCTTTCCTCTGCGAGGAATACCAGATGGAACAAGCAGCATTGTTGCTTTCTGCGAAAGATCATATCCCTGATGCAGTTCTGGGAGGGTGTAAAGATTTCAGGGCAGCCATAAGACTTTGTATAGAAGTTTCGGGATTAGAGCGGAAAGAATTGGCATACCACTTGGGCATCCAGGACGCCCACCTATCAAGGATGCTGGCCGATTCAAAAGATGAAGATCAACGGCATTTTCCAATTTCAAAAATTACGAAGCTGATGGAGGTTTGCGGCAACGAAATCCCTCTCCGCTGGCTGGCACTCAGCCGCGGCTATGGATTGTTCCGCTTGAAGTCGGAAGTCGAACTGGAGAACGAGCGGTTGAAGGCCGAGCTGTCCGCCCAGGAGGCGAAGCTGGCGACGATCATGGAGTTCATGCAGAAGGTCAAGGGGGTGTGAGGATGAGAGCAATAGTTTGCCCAAATTGTGGCGGTTTGATTGACATGGGCCATGCGCTTCCTGCTTTTGGCTCGACAATCAAGAGCATGGTGACTGGGGAGTTCCTGGTAGTTGACTGTCGGTCCTGCGAAACAGCTGTTTTCGTTGAACCGACAGTCACGTGGCGGGTGGGCCTTAATCCTCGCGATTTCTTCGATAGTAACAACGGATCAGTCCTGTGTTGCCAGGATTCTCAGCATAAACACAGTTGTCGAGCACTTTCCTGAGTTCGTCAATGGCGTGTTGGGCCTTCATGGCATAGCTATAGACGGTTTTCGGATAGGCAACGCTGATTTCATGCCGCAGATCAGCAAACCGTTCACGAATGTTGTGGAGTTCAAGACCCATTTTTTCGTGTTGCTCAAGGGTGAAACGCGGTTTTTTTGGCATTGCAATTTCCTTTCTTTCTAAGGTCAAGGGGGTGTGAGGATGGACGACTGCCCAAAATGGATTAATTTCCTTCGGGAATCATTTAGTCCCGAGCACTCAATCAGGGAGTTGCAGATATTTTTAGGCGATTCCCTGAGAGTCTCCGGGGTTGGCAAGAATGCCGCCTTGGATGAGCCAACAACGAATGCCGGGTAGCTCTTTTCGTAGAGCATTCAGTAGTTGCGCGGCTTCCGGATCCGGCATTTCGACATCAAGACCGGGCATCGGTTTCAGCTTGATAAACATAGAATACATTTCTTCAACTTCTTCTATCGGCCGGTTTGATGCTTCAGAAAGTATGATTTTGAAAATATCGGATCGTTTCAAGTTTCCCTTCCTCCTTCTGGCTGGGTTTTGTTTGGCGACGTGATCATAGCAGATCGAGGAAGGGAGTTAAAGAGCTTGTATTAAGGGAATTTATATGGCCCGGAAAAAGAATTGCCCGACCAGAGAGCAGTTTACAGACGAACAGTGGGCCGCATTTGACAGGCTCTGTCGCATCCTGCAGAGGTTCAAGGCCCGCCAACAGGAGGTAAAGCCGTGAAAGAAGCGCTGTCTGTCTGGTTGCTGATCTTTTTCGTGATCCTCGCCATGGGGATCGCCGGGAACCTGGAGCTGGCCGATCGCATCAATGCCAGGAACGCGGCCATTGCGGCTGCCGCGAAATAACCATCTTGGCGGCGTCTGGTCACCCCTCCTTGACCGGACAGGCGAGGACATGCGCTGATGCCGCCCTTTTTACCCAAATTGCCGTGTTTCCTTTCCTTTCCACGGCAATGCCTGCCGGCGCACTTGCAAGGGACGCCGGCAGGCTCAAACAGCTTCCCCTCCCTGATTTTACGAAAGGAGAAGAAACGGGGAAAGAAACGACTGAAACGGGGAGGGGATTTAACACTGTAGTTTTTAGCTCTCCCGCCAGTTTGTGCTGAGGGATGCTCGCCAGAATCTGGAGAATGGCGAGACCCTGACCCAAGGGGAAGCATTAAGGCCAACGCACAGCCAATGAGGATATTGGGGAATCGACAATCTGGACAGGCGGTGACGGTTGATCTGGATAATCGAGAGGCGTGACAGCCGGGAGAGTACCGGCACCTTTCGGAGGCTGCCATGTGCGACGATTGCCAGTTCAGAGGGGATTGCTCGATCCAGGACGACGCCTGCAGACGGGTGTTGCTCTCCGGTGATGTTAAGGACCTGACGGGCCGCATGCTGTTCTTGACCCGCGACTGTGAATGCTTCCTGCCCAGGGAGCAGAGGAGGTACGCATGACGGTTGAATGCTGTATCTGTCATTCAGAGATCCGTCACATCGATGACGGCACGGATCAGGTCAGTCACGGAATGCACAAGGCCTGCGCCCGTGAATTCTATGGCGAGGATTATGAGGATCTCCTGGAAGGCGAGCCGACATGATCATGCCGTCACTCAAGGAGATGATCCGGGCCATATTCGCAACGTGCCCTGATTGCCGCCAGGATAAGCTGGTATGCCTGGTTGCATGTGAGAGGGTCTCCCGCCGGCTGGATGAGATTGACACCAAGCTCAAGGAGGAGGGGTTATGATTTCACTGATATCAAGTCCTGGCTACTCACCAATATGGGAGTCGATCAAACACGAAATGGCTGCCGAGAGCGAAGCCGGTTCGGGTCGTGTCCTCTCCCGCGAGGAGATTGAGGTCCTCAACGCCCAGGGCGCATTCACCGATCCGCGCCATATCCCCAAGGATCACTCGATGACCAGGGTGTCAGTTCCGTCTGGCAGGAGATATCGGGTGATCTGATGAACACCGCCGAGGAATGGCTGGACAAGAATACCGGTTACTGTGTCAGGCTGTCCGCCCGGATCACGCCGGCGCAGTGCGAGATTAACAGGAGTGAGCACATCAGCTGTCAAGGCTGCGAGGGGTTAGACATGGGACAGGTGAAATACAAACATCCAAGGTGCTCGGTTGAGGGCTGCGATAAGCAGGCGTGGAAAGGCGGAATGTGCTACAGGCATTTTAATCAGCAACAAAGAAGTGGCATTCAGAACCAGGAAGCGCTGGACGAGCTCGCGGACGGGCTGTCTGAAGTCCCTGACACGATTCCTGAGATTCATACTCCTGAAAACCCGCTCTTTCCCCCCCCTATAGCTCCATCTCGCCCTGGAATATTCATAGACTTCTCCGGCCAGGAGGACCTCATGCGCTGGCTGTTTGATATTTGTGGCGACACCGATGCCTCCGTTGCCGTCCTGGGCCTGCTCAAAGCTCGCAGGGATGGATTGCTGCGGATGGAGGTGGCGTGATGGGCGGCCTTGCTGACATGATCCCCGGGCTGCAGGCGCATCGTACAGTGCCGACTGATGCAGCCCATCAATTCGACCAGGAGAAAGCCTCCCGTCTGGTATTCGACGCCGTGAGCCTGCTTGCCTCGCTCTATCCTTCGGGAGCCCTGGAATGGATCCAGACAAACAGGCCCGACGTTTTCCGCTACCTGAAAGAAGCAACTGCTGAAATGGACCAGACCGCCCAGGTTGACGACAAGACTGCCCTGGTGGCATCGATCGAGCGCTGGGTGAAGATGCACCGCAAGGCATTTGCCATCTATGAACAGCGTCCGCCGGTTATGGAGCGCCAGGAAGAGATATTCTCATGAGCTCAACAGAAAACGCAGCAACGCCGAACTTGAATGTGTCCATGAATTATGATGAGCTCAAGCTGCTCGACACAGTCATCGACGAATTTATTATCCCTCTCGCGAACATGCATCTTGATGCAACAAACACTGTGAATATTGTCGAATTGTGCCGTAAGGCTGCCGAGTGGATGGAGTTACCGTACTGATGGGATACGCACTGGAAAAGCTGGGTCCGGACCGTTGCCGAGAGATCGCCGAGGGCCTGTTCAAGGTCGAGAAGATGTATGGCGGTGTCAAGCTGCATGGTTTCTGCCCAATCCACGGCGATCAAAAGACAGCATCATTTGTCTACCATTTCCAGGAGGACTGGTTCAAGTGCAAGAGCTGCGGCGAGGGCGGCGATCTGGTCACGCTCTGGCAGAAAGTGACCGGGCAGGAATTCCTAGATTTTAAGGCCGAATATGTTGAGGGTGATATATCGGACCGTCCGAAAAAACCCGTCAGAAAGCAACCTAAGAGGCCGCCTGCGGACAAGATCGATGAAAGTGGCTGGGAGCAGCAGCGGTTGCCTGATGTTTTCGTCAGAGAAGAAGATCTCGAAGCCCTCCCGCCCCTCCCGGCGGAGCGGATTGCCGAGCTCAAGGACAAACGGTCTTGGTCGCCGAAGCAAGTCGAGCTCCTCGACCTGCGCGAATATACGGATTCGAAGGGCGTCAAGCGGATTGCAATCCCGATCAGGGACGACCAGGGGCGTCTGTGCAACATCCGGCTGTATCAGCCTGGCGCGGAACAATTCAAGATCATTTCCTGGTATGACAAGGCTTGCCTGGCCTGTGGAGGCCATTGGAAAACGATCGTCGATGGCAAGAGCAAGAAAAAGGTCTGCAAGGAGTGCGGGGCACTCCCGAACGATTACGGCCGGACGCGACTCTGGCCGCCGCCTGCTCAATGGCGGCCTGGCCTGCTCTGGATCTGCGAAGGTGAGCCCGATTTGATTTGCGCGTTGTCCCAGGGGATGAATGCCGTCACTCAGACGGCGGGCTGTGGGACATGGCGCGAGGAGTTTTCCCAGGCGATGGTGGGCCGTGACGTGGTGATTGCGTATGATGCCGACCAGGCCGGTTACAAGGGCGCCCACATTGCCGCAAAGTCGATCGCGCAGCAGGCGAAAAGCGTCCGGGTGCTGGTATGGCCTGGCATAATGGGGTCTGCAGGTGCCTAGTGCCTCCCTCCCCACCCACTATCCGAAGAACCATGGCCAGGATCTGACGGACTGGTTCTGCTCTCACGGCCGCAGTGTCGCGGATCTGCACGATCTACTGGCACATGCGATCGTGATCGAGCGGGAGCAGGATCCGGAGCGGCCTGCATCGGTGGAGCGGTTTTTCCGCGGCAGAAAGTTCATGCCGGCGCTGCTGGCCAGGGCGATCATGGACGACCTGGACGTGGTTGCGGATCCGCTGACCGGCCTGGTGTATCGCTGGGAGGGCCGGTTCTGGGAACAGTACGACCTGTCCCACATCCGCAGCAAGGCGCTGCAGATGCTGATGGACGAGGGCAATTCGGCCAAGGCCGCGGATGTGGCGAACATGATCCGCGACCTGTCGACCCTGCCGGTAGGCCGCAAGATGAACGATCACGAGAACCTGATCTGCCTCAAGAGTGGGATGTTCAACCTGGTTACCGGAGAGCTGGTACCGCATGCAAAGGATTTCTACGCCACGTACATGCTGCCGATCGATTTCGACCCGAAAAAGATACCGGATTGCCCGACCTGGAAGCGCTGCCTCGAGCAGTGGATCTGCGAGACGGCGGCGATCCGGGAGGCGCAGAAGTTCGCCGGGTATTGTTTGACCCGGGAGACGCGCTACGAGCGAATGCTGATCCTGTTCGGCCCGGGCGGCGACGGCAAATCGACGTTCATGAACATCCTGCGGGCGCTGATTGGTCCGGATAACTGCTCTCATATCCCGATGGGCCGCCTGGAGGATCAGTTCTATCTGTCCCGCTTGGTGGACAAGCTGATCAATATGTCGACCGAGATCGAGGCAAAGGCGATGCAAAGCCAGGAGATCAAGGCGATCGTGTCGGGTGATCCGATCTCTGCTGCGTTCAAGAACCAGACTCCTTTCGATTTCGAGCCATTCTGCAAACTCATCTACAGCACGAACCGGCTGCCGAAGATGCTGGACAATTCTGACGGCTTTTTTCGCAAGATCATGATCATCAAGTTCGAGGGCCAGTTCGTCCGGAAGGGTGCGGCTGACATATTCCTCAAGGATAAGCTCCTCGAGGAGCTGCCCGGGATATTCGCCTGGGCGCTCATGGGGCTGGTCGAGCTGCGGCAGGAAGGGTTCAGGGACACGGTCACAATGCAGGCCAGCCTGCACGACTATAAGCGCATCAATAACAACGTGCTGTATTTCATCGAGAAACACCTGGAGGCGGATCCGGCTGCCAAGGAGACTAAGTCTGAGGTGTATGAACAATACACAAAGCGCTGCAAGGGCTGGAACCTGATGCCCCTTGGTGAGCCGCAGTTTCGGTGTGAATTCTCGCGCCTGCTGCGTGACATGGGCATCCAGGTTAAAGACGGCAAGAAGGATGTTCCTGTTGACAGTGTTGGCACCACGAGGCGCGCAAATGCGTATGTTGGTTTTCGACTCGTCGAGGAGAAGGTGGAAGCTGATGTCGAGGACCCCGCCCCCTTTCCCCTCCCCGCCGGAGGCCGATCATGAGAGTGTTCGCAAGGGTCGTGCCGACCGTAAGTTTGTCCGGTGTGTCCGGGCTTGTCCGGACGGGGCGGACAAAGAAAAGCCTTGATAGTCAAAGGTTGGGGTGGTGTGTCCGGACTGTCCGGAGGATTTTCTATTGCCTTATATACGCGCGCACGCGCGATGCGGCCTTTATATCATCGCAGGGTAATGGTTATTTATTCTCTTGGGATATTAAAAAGAACCGGACAGGCCGGACAAGGCATTTAAATAACGGATATTGTTGATTAAAGTGTGTCCGGGCGGGGCGGACAGAGACCGGACAGACCGGACAAGGGAGCGGACATGATCACGGTGAAGCTGGAAGGACTGAAGGAAGCGCTCGAATCTATGGATCCCAAGCGTGTCAACAGGGCGGCATCGACTGCCCTGGCCAAGGTTGCCAAGTCTGCCGTATCCACCTGCAGCGCAGAGATCCGCAAGGTCTACAATGTCAAGAAGGGCGACCTGGATCCGCGCATCAAGCTGACACCGCCTAGGGCCGACAACTTGACGGCAATCATTACCATCAGCGGAAAGTCGATGTCACTCAGCTACTTCGGCGCCAAGCAGCTGGCAGGCGCTAGGGTGATCAGTAGGAACAAGGACGGCCTCAAGGTTGTGGCACGCAAACGCGCTGCCAAGTCCCAGGGCGTCCAGGTGTCGGTCCTGAAGGGCAAGCGGACGCAGCTGCCCCAGGCGTTCATGGCCAGGATGAAGAGTGGACATATCGGGGTGTTCCGTCGTATGGGCAAGGATAGGCTGCCAATCATGGAGAAGGCTGTCATCTCAATCGGGTCGATGGCTCGAGCTGCCAAAGTGCAACCGGTCATCCTGAAGAAGATTGGCGAGTCCTGGGTGAAGATCTTCCCGCATGAGCTCGAATACCAGCTCGGCAAGGCAATGAAGCGGTGAATAGTCGCGGGTCCTTCCGGGAGGTGTCCACTGCGGGCAGCCAAGCGCGCACATTTCGTGTGAGATTCAAGTTTTTCGAAGTCCGGAAATTTGGACTATGCCGTAATATCAGGGAGATAGGCGAATGGTGACAATTGAGAAGGCACTGCAAGTGGTAGTCAGGACGGCGGCCTGGGACTGGATGTGCCGAGAATATCTGCCGGCCGGTCCGGTTTGCCCGGGTTGCGGATCCGCGATCACCGGCGCCAGGGCGCTCCTGGCGTTCCGGGACTGCGGCCAGGTGTACTGTGCCGGCTGCGGGAAACGGTTCCGGGCCACCTTCGGCACGCCGATCCACGAGACCAGCTGGCAGCCGGAGGAGTATCTGCAGTGCCTGATCCTTCACCTGGCCGGCAGGCGCCCGGCGGAGATCGGCGCCCACCTCGGGAAGTCCGGGCATGCAGTCCGCGACATGCTCGAGCGGATCCAGTTGCGGCATGATCCGCCCAGGGCTCGGATGTCATCCCCTGAAAAGCTGGCCTACAGCATAGGGATATAAAGGGCGCGCGGCGCGGAGGGGGAGGGGCGAAAACTGACGCCCTCTGTTGATTGAAAGGAGACGACGTGGAATTCACGGTGAACAGGTTGGAACTGAAAAATGTATTGGACAGGGTCGCCGCAGCGGTACCCAGAAAAGGTAATTTTGAGATTCTCTCACACATCCATCTTGACGCTTTCATCAGTAGGCTCGAAATGAGAGCCACTGATCTGCGTATCCATGCGCGTGTCCAGTGCCCGATTGAGAGTGAGATCGGTGGGTCGGTCTCCATACCCGCTGACAAACTACGCGGAATCGTCGACAACGTTGGATCGGAAATGCTGTCCATGCGCCTCAAGGAAGGCCTTGTCATGGAAATCGCAGGCGACACGCGCAAATACTGGGTCTCCTGCCTCGATGCTGATGGATATCCCGCCTGGAATTGGGGCTCGGAAGTGAGTCAGCACTACCTGGCGCCGGGGGTTTTGCCTGGTTTCTTCAATGCCGTATCGCATGCGGCCAGCCGGAACGAGCAAAAAATGAACCTTTGTGGCATCCACCTGGTCAGCGAAGGGCTGAAAATGACCGCGGCGGCAACCGACGGGCACCGCCTTTCCTTGGCTTCGAGGGAAGTATTCAACGTCGATGGTGTCATTTCCCCGGGTATAATAGTTCCTCTGCAGGCTTGTGAGCTCACGTCCGGGATCAACGCCGGCATCAATTTAGACCTGGCCAACGATTCGAACAGCATCCAGCTGTACGGCGGCGGCCTGGAGCTTGTCGTCCGTCTCATCGACGGCCAGTTCCCCGACTTCCGCCGGGTGATACCTGCTAACCTGGATAAAGGTATCACCGTCGACGGCGGCGAGCTGCTCGACGCTGTCAAGGCCTGCGGAGTCATGATTGATGATGAATACAAGACGGTAAGACTCGCCGTAGCCGATGAGTCCCTTACCGTTTCGGCCCTCTCTCCGCAAGGTGTCGCCTCCGCATCCCTGCCGTGCATGGGCGACGAGGGCATGAAGGTCAATCTTAATTCCCGTCACCTGTCCCAGGCGATCAAGAGCCTGCCCGCTGGCGAGATCTTCATCAAGTTCAAGGATGCGCAGAGCCCGATCATGATCATCCCTCTCGATCACGGCGCATGGGACGAACGTATCGAGATCCTCATGCCATTAAGAGGCGGAATTGCGCCGGCAGCGGAACCGGATCCGGAAGCGGTCATTGAAGGGAAAGAAGTCGTTATACGCTCAGTCACGATACCTGAACCACTTGCTAATGAACATGGCGTCTTCGTGGATTGTGAGCACATACCGCTCAACATCTGGAAAAAGTCTACCGGTAACGTAATACATGTCGTACAGGGCTCAGACGGTGGCTGGCGGTCCAGCATCAACTACAGCTTCGCTGAATCTGGTGGAGGGGCATTTCCATCTGTCAGAGACTTTGCATTCGATACGCGTAACGATGCGGTACTGGATGCGGTGTTTAAGTTCCAGGAGAAACTGAAGGGTCTGGCAGGAAGTTACCCGGCACGCAAGAAGGATGTAGACAGGGCGCTGAAGGTGTTGGCCGAAATGGAGCGGGAACTTACCGGCGCCGAGATCAAATGCCCGAAATGTGATTACGTTGCAGAAAACAGCTTTGACCATACAAAGCACCTGCGTGGCACACACAATATGTGCCTCCAGGAGGCTATCAATATAGCGAGGCCTGATGTCGTTAATCCACGACCCGAGACTGGTACGGTGAACTAAGGATGACACCATTTGCCGATATACCGAAAAACCTCGAAATCCTTTCCGAAGAATGCGCCGAAGTGATCCGGATCAAGTCCAAGATAGTGCGCTTCGGCATCGACAACTATCACCCGAAAAACGGAGCTCCGAACAGGCAGGCATTTGAAACTGAATGCGGCCACGTCCTGGCGATGATCGAGATCCTTACTGAGAACGGAATCCTTACCAGTCAGGGGCTTCAAGCTGCAAAGGAGCTGAAAAAGGAAACTATGAGGGAGTGGTATTGAGGTGACCGCCCTGGCCGACGCCATAACCGCCCGCGAGGCGGAGCTCACCACCGCCCGGGACCTGGCCCTCGAGGAAGTCCAGGCAAAGCCGACCTGCGCCAATCGCAAGACATACCGGCAGGCCTGCAAGGCTCTCGAGGATTTTCTTAAGGCGAAGGCGCAGCCGGACACCGGCGAAGAATCATACACAGGCATCGATGAGGTTCTGACCTGGCTGCAGGGTGATGGCTGGAAAATCTCCAGATCCACTCTGTATGAGCACCGGGACCAGGGCAAACTGCGGGCGAATCAGGACGGCATGTATCCTGTCTCCCGGGTCCAGGAGTATGCACACCGTCACCTTCGGAAACTGGATGGTACGTCCGGATCCGAGGTCGAAGACCTGCAGCAACGAAAGACCGAGGCCGAGGTCCGGCGGATCCTCAGCGATGCCGAGCTCCGGGAGCTCAAGCTCCGGACCGCCCTGGGTGAACTGATACCGCGCTCCCAGGTGGAGATCGAACTGGCCGAGCGCGCCGGAAACCTGAAAAACTACCTGAACGCTGTAGCACGCAGCTCCGCTGGCAGGGTGATCAAGCTGGTGGGCGGGGATCCGCAGAAGGCGCCGGAACTGATCTCCTGGTGGTTGGCCATGAACAAGAAAGCGATGGATAACTACAGCCGCCCGATCCTGGGCCTGGAGGATGAGGAAGAATGAGCTGATGAAAGCAGGGATTGCAATCGATGACTGGAAATTGCCGATATTTGAACGGCACCTGACGCAAGCCGGTCATTCCTACGAGAAGGGACCTGGAGTGACAAAGGACACACTTCTACTCACTGTGGTGGCCGACGATATGAAGGCGCTGGAAAAAGTAGTACGGGCGGCAAATGAAGAAGCGGCACTATTAAAAAGGACTGGAGGCACTGCATGAGTAAAACTACTTTGACAGACGGATCGCCGATAACTTCGGATCACCGCGAAATTGATCCAACAACAGGGATGCAGAAGGGGTACGTTGTGCTTTCTTCCGAGGAACGGGCAAAAGGTTTTGTGCGACCGGTACGTCATTCATACGTGCATGACAAATGCGGAACGGTGACGACAATGGGTGATGCTTTAGCAGAAACCTACGCCCGTGACCCCAGCTTTTACAGCGGCACTTTCTGCGTCAAGTGCCGCGCTCATTTCCCCGTCGGTGCTGATGGTGAATTCACCTGGAGCGGGACGAACGAGAAAGTCGGAACTTAACGTATAACGCCCTCCCGGCCTGAGCGGCTCGCCCGCTCCTGGCCGTGGTTATAACGGGAACGAGTAATAGCATATGACCAACCTGGCCCACAACATAGACGATTACACCTGGCTGCCGCCGGTCCCTCCCCGGAATTTCAAACTCCTCCCGGGCGAGAAGGCCGTCCTGCGCGCAAAGCCGGACGAAACCGTCTCGCAGTGGGCAGGCGGCGAGCGCTACGTCCACATATCTCCGCTGCCCGGACCGTGGGACAACGAGGTCACCCCTCACCTGGTCGGCATCATGGATATGTTTTCCCAGGAGTCGATCCACGAAATATTCCTCGCCGGCGGATCCCAGGGCGGCAAGACCGACGTCATCCACAACTGCTGGGGCTGGGCAGCCGTCCACGAGCCCGGCCCGGCGCTTATCACCATGCAGGACCGGGACACCGGCACCGAAACCGTCAATGACCGCCTGATCCCCATGGTGCGGGATACGCCGTCCCTGCGATCGCTCAAGAGCAAAAACCCCGACGACCTGGCCACTAAGCGGATCCGGCTGAAAAACGGCATGGTCACCTATCTGGCCTGGTCGAATTCCGAGGGCCGCCTCGCCTCCAAGCCGATCCGCTACCTGATCATGGACGAGGTCGACCTCTATCCCGAAACCGCCATCAAAAAAGGACGGGCCAGGACCAGGGCATTCCGGCACGAGCGGAAGATCCTCGAGGCTTCCACCACCAGCACCGAAACTGGCCGGATCTGGCAGGCATGCAAGCTCGCCCAGGCCGCCTATGACTTCCATGCCGTATGCCCATTCTGTGGCGAGGCCCAGGCGCTCCAGTTCGCAGGCCTCCGCTGGCCTGACGGCATTGTCGACCCTGCCGACCTGGACAAGGACTCGGTCCGCTACGAGTGCAGTCACTGCCACGAGCTCTGGGATGATGAAGACCGGGACGAAGCGGTCCGTCGCGGAGCTGCCCTGCACGATCCGCCGCAGGTATTCCACGGCTGGCGGCTACGGGGTGATCGGCCAACGCATCCCCGCCCCTCGTCCGCCTGGTTCCATGTGCCACCGCTCCTGTCCCGGTTCGTCGCCTTCCACGAGATTGTCACTGCCTACCTGGTCACGCTCCTGGAGCCGACTACATCCAACCTGGTCTATTTTTACAACGACTGCCTGGGCCTGCCGACGCCCGAAGATAACGAAGGGGAAAGGCTCAAGGAAAAGGATCTCTACCAGCGTCGGGAAACCTGGATCCCCGAGGGCGCCACCTGGCAGGTGCCCATGGCAGCCTGTCTCGTCACCGCCGACGCCGACGTCCAGGCCAACCGTATCGAGGTTGAGGTTGTAGCTTGGGGCCCTGGTCATGAATCCTGGGGCCTCGAGTACAAGGTTTTCCATGGCGATCCTTTCAAGGACGACGTATGGGACGCTCTCCACGAATGGGCGCAGAAAACCCGGTACCGTCACGAGTCTGGAGCCGAGCTCTGGATCGTCCGACTGGGCATCGATATCGGTTATGCCGCGAAAGAGGTTAGCAAGTTCGTCAAGCGTGATCGGCGGCGTTACCTCGCACACAAGGGCAGCAACACTCCGGGAGAGCCGCTCGTCCCGCATCGACCGACCAAAGGCAAGTACGGCATCCCCGTCTATGTCCTGGGTACCGAGGGCGGGAAGGACACTCTCTTTGCCTGGCTCACCGCTGAAGTTGGACCGCGGTATTGCCATTTCCCTATGACCTACGATTTCGAATATTTCCGCATGCTCTGCTCTGAAGCTCCCAAGCGGAAAAAGGACTCCCGGGGCCGCACTGTTATTGTCTGGGAAAAGCGCCCGGGTTATGTCCGCAATGAGGCCCTGGACGTCAGGGTCGGCAACATTGCGATACGTGAGATCCTGAACCCGAATTATGAAAAGCTGGGGAAAAGCCTGCAAATGGCGACGGAAGCGACAGATCAGAAACCGGCCCAGGAGAAAAGCGAGCCTGTAAAGAGCCAGCCCAGGAAAATCAGGCGCTCCGGAGGTTTCGTTAAAGGGTGGAAATCATGAGAGGAGGCGGATTCGTGAAACGCTACATGAGAATCGATGAGGTTGCCGGCAGGTTTGGCGTCACTACTCGCACTGTTCGGCGCTGGTACCTGTCTGGCAATACCTGCCTGGAGGCATTCCGGCCGACCGGCTGCATCGGTACCCGAGGGATCCGTTTCACGCTGGAGTCAGTTGATGAATTTGAAAGGTCTGGAAGAGTGAATCCGGAGGATATTGAAGGATGAACAAAGGGGAGATTGCTCTCCCCTTTGTTTGTGTCAACGGCACACGTTAATAAGATGGACTACTGCAAGGAAGACGTAACAGGTCGCTTCAATGACAGCAGAAATCTCCATAGTTCTCCTTTCCCTGCAAAAACATATTGACATGAACAGCAAAAAGAGTAAAAAAGGGAAGTCACAATGTCAAGTAATTGCAGATTGTTTGGATTAGGCTCATTGAGGGTGCCACCTCTTTGAGCCTTTTGCTTTTCGTACTTTACTCCAATTTATTCTCATGCGCAAAGCGAATGTTTCTTTTATATAGTTTGGCTAAGTTCTGACAAGTTTACTAAGTTTAGTGTAAATTAGAAAATTTTTGTGACATGAGCGACCATGACGGTCTATGAAGGCCTACCTCACGCAATAAATACACCTTAAACTGGGGGCATGTCTGCTCCCATTCCCTCCATAGAACCCACCGTCGTCACCGCCGGAGACACCATCTCCTGGCAGAAGTCCCTCCCGGATTATCCGGCAGACGGCGGCTGGGTCCTTTCCTATGCCCTTTTAGGGAGCGCAGGCAAAATCGCAATCAACGCGTCTGCTTCCGGCGCTGATCATCTCGTTTCCATCTCCGCTACAACATCCGCAGGCTACGTCGCGGGCGTCTACGCCTGGCAGTCCTACGTAACCCATGCAACCTCCGGCCGGGTTTCCGTCGGCAGCGGGTCAATCACCGTTAATGCAAATTACGCCGCCATCAGTGCGGCCACCGACACCAGGAGCCACGCGAAGAAAGTCCTGGACGCCATCGAGGCGATCATCGAAGGCCGCGCATCGTCCGGCGACCAGGAACTGACCATCGACGGCACCAGGCTGGTCAAGATGACCGTGGAACAGCTCCTGGCTCTCAGGTCCAAATATCTCTACTGGTACGAACAGGAAAAGGTTGCTGAAAGGGCTGCAAATGGCAAAGCCGGCCGACCAAAAATCATGGTGAGGTTCACGTCATGAGCCTCGTTTCCCGCATAATGTCCCGTTTCGGCTACTCGAAAACGCCTGCGCTCCCGGCCAGGTCCGGCAAGCGCGCATATGCCGCCGGTATTGTCAACCGGCTAACCCAGGGCTGGGGCTCGGGTGTCGGCAGCTATTCCCGCAGCATGGACGCCGAGCTGCGCTACACGCTCCGGATCATGCGGGCCAGGAGCCGCGATCTCTACCAGAACAACGACTATTTCAAGAGGTTTTCCCGCGAGGTGGTCAAGAACGTGGTCGGCCCGAAGGGTTTCGCTTTCAAGAACATGGCGAAAAACCCCGACGGCAAGCTCGATATCCTCGCCAACCAGATTATCAAAGATGCCTTCGCGGCCTGGTGCAAGCGTAGTGTGTGCGACGTGACCGGGAAACTGTCCTGGACCGACTGCCAGCGCCTGTTCATCCAGACAGTTGCCCAGGACGGCGAAGTGCTGGTCCGCAAGGTGCGCGGGTTTGATAACCCGTACCGGTTCGCCATCCAGTTCCTGGAGGCCGACCACCTGGACGAAAACCTCAATGTGACGCTGTCCAACGGCAACGAAATCCGCATGGGTATCGAGTTCAACCAGTGGGACCGGCCGGTCGCCTACCATATCCTGGTCAGGCATCCCGGCGACTACACCTGGCAGCGCTACGGCAACATATACGAGGTCGTCCCGGCATCTGACATGATCCATGCTTTCGTGCCCGAGCGGGCCCGGCAGTCGCGTGGTGTGCCCTGGGGCCACAGCACCATGACCCGCCTCAATAACTTGGGCGGGTTCGAAGAGGCGGCTATCATCTCCGCCCGCACCGGCGCCAGCAAGATGGGTTTCCTGATACCTCCGGACGATGCCTCGCCCTATACGGGAGACGACACCGATGACCAGGGCAACATTATCACCGAGGTGGAGCCGGGCACGCTCGAACAGCTTCCGGCGGGCTGGGATTTCAAGGACTTTAACCCGAACTATCCGAACGGCGAGTTCGAGCCGTTCATGAAACGCACTCTGCGCGGGATCGCCGCCGGCCTGGATATCTCATATCACCGGCTGTCCTGCGACCTGGAAGGGGTAAATTACTCGTCCGCCCGGGCGGGTGAACTGGACGACCGCGATACCTGGGCCATGCTGCAATCGTGGATGGCGGAAACCTTCCAAGATGATGTTTTCGCTGCCTGGCTCGATATCCAGCTCATGGGCGGCAAAACCCTCATCTTCCAGAACGGCAACTCGCTCCCATACGCCAAGTTCGACAAGTTCAACACGCCATCCTGGCGTCCTCGCACCTGGCCCTGGGTCGACCCGCTCAAGGACATCATGGCCAGCGAGAAGGAACTGGCTAACAAGCTCACGACCCGGACCAGGATCGCGGCCGAATGTGGAGAGGATATCGAGGAAATTTTCGCCGAGATCAAACGCGAACGAGAACTGGCGAAACAGTATGGAATCGAGCTGATCGACCCGATGCCCGCCGGATCCACGGTCAAGATGCCGAACGAACCGACTGGGTCCGGAGATGGGGCAAATACTCCCGCGGCGGCAGACGCCGCTGCAACGGAGGAATAGATGAAAACCGAACAGAGAACCATGAAACTCGGCCCGCAACAGCGTTTTTTCACCATCGAGCGTGCCGGCATCAACGAAAAAGAGCGCACCGTGCCGCTCTGCTTCAGCTCCGAGACACCTGTAGAACGGTGGTGGGGGATAGAGATCCTCGACCATTCGCCCGGCTCCGTCAGGCTGGACAGGCTCCAGAGCAATGCCGCCCTCCTGTGTGACCACGACTGGGGCTGCCAGGTGGGCGTGGTCGAAAACCCGACCATCGACGCCGACCGCAAAGGGCGGGCCAGTGTCCGTTTCAGCCAGGCAAACCCCCGGGCAGTGCAGGAATTCCAGGACGTGCAGGACGGTATCCGCACCAACGTATCCGTCGGCTATATCATACACGCCATGGTCCTGGAAAGCGAAGTCGACGGGGTGGCCACTTACCGCGCCACCGACTGGGAACCGTATGAAGTCAGCACCGTGAGCGTCCCGGCCGATATTTCCGTCGGAGTCGGGCGCGGCGCCGACATAAAAGGTGACGAGCGGGACGTGGTGATCCAGACCACCGTATGGGTGACGGATGACGAAGAGGTCCCGGAAGACCAAACCGATAAACAAACCGCTACCAGCGATCCCAATGCAAGCGACAAGGAGAACAGAACCATGCCTGAAATCAATGTTGACGACGTGAAAAAAGAGGTCCGGGCCGAAGAGCAGCACCGCGTCCGGGAGATCCTGGCAATCGCCGAAAAACACACCAACCTGCGCGAGCTGGCCAACAAGTGCGTGGCCGATGGTACCCCGCTCGACGAATTCCGCGAGCGAGCCCTGGCCGAATTCAAGGCCGCGCCGGTCCAGACGAAGCCCGAGATCGGCATGTCCGACCGCGATCTGCGGGAATATTCCATCGTCCGGGCCATGCACCAGATCGCCAGCAACGGCCGGCTCGATGGCATCGAGCGCGAGGCGTCCGATGCCACCGCCAAGATTGTCAAGCGAGAAGCCAAGGGCTTTTTCATCCCGCAGGACATCATGCGGCAGTCGCGTGCGCTGCAGTCAGGCGTGAGCACCGCCGGAGGTTACACCGTTGACTCTCAGCTCCTGGCTGGCGACATGATCGAGCTGCTGCGCAACAAGACGCTCGTCTCCCGACTGGGCGCCAGGACTCTGTCCGGCCTGGTGGGTAATATCGCCATCCCGCGCGTGACCGGTGGCGCGACCGCCTACTGGCTGCCGGAGACCGGCACCGTAACGGCCACCGACCAGGCATTCGGACAGCTGGGGTTGGTGCCCCACCGCCTGGTGGGCGATACCGCTTACACCAAGGAGCTCCTGGCTCAGACTTCCATTGACGTGGAAGGCTACGTCCGCGGCGACCTCATGTCCGTCCTGGCCATCGCCAAGGACCTGGCCGCGATCAACGGACTCGGCGCCAACGGCGAACCGCTCGGCATCCTCAATACCACCGGGATCGGCACCGTGACCTTTGGCGCAGCCGCCACCTGGGCCAAGATAATTGCGTTCGAGACCGCCGTGGCCAATGCCAACGCAGACGTGGGCCAGATGGCCTACCTGACCACTCCGAACACCCGTGGCGCATGGAAGGCCGCCGTCAAAGTGACCAACCAGGCGTCGTTCCTCTGGGAGAAGGGCGATGGCGAATTCGGCGAGGTCAACGGTTACCGTGCCGCCGCCACAAAGCAGGTGCCGTCCGAGAAGGTGATCTTCGGCAACTGGGCCGACCTGATCATTGCCGAATGGGCTGGAGTGGACGTTGTGGTCGATCCTTACAGCCTCAAGAAAGCCGGCCAGGTGGAAATCACCGTCACCCTCTGGGCCGACACCGGCGTGCGCCATCCCGGGTCGTTCACGGCATCCACCGACTCCGGAGCCCAGTAACCAATGACCTGAAAGGGGCGGGCATCCCGCCCCTACAACAATAACGAGGTGCATCAATGAAAATCATCATCGTAGCGGACACCATGATCAGCGGCAAACCGGTCCCGGCAGGGCCTGATGTGCTGGAAGTGGACGACCAGCTCGGCTGGTTGCTGATCAGCGCAAGCAAGGCGGAAAAATATGCGCCGCCGCCGGCCCCGAGCATCGAGGAGACCAGGGCCGAGCTGCTGGAGAAAATAGCGGTTGCCGAAACCCAGGAAGAGCTGGAAGAACTGCTTGCCGAAGACCCTGATATTGTAGTCGCCTTCGAGAAGCGGCTCCGGGAGCTGGAAGAAGCGAAGAAATAACGACGGCAGAATCAGTTGTTAAAGGATAACGCGAACTGAACCAATCATAAAAGGAGAACCGCAATGAAAATCATAGATATGGGCAACGAAGTGACGCTGGCCGCGATGGCCAACCCCGCCGCCGTGACCGCCACCGCGGCGCTTGGCTCCAGCGTGGATCTGCTGGGCTACCAGGGCAAGGTCAAGATTTGCCTGGCCATCGGTGCAATCACCGGCACAACTCCGACGCTCGACATCAAGGTCCAGGATTCGGCCGATAACTCCACTTTTGCTGACCTGGCAAGTCCTGTTGCCTTTGGTCAGAAAACGAACCAGACCAACTCGGTCGATTCCGTCGCGATTGACACCCGCGCCTGTCGCCGTTACGTCAAGCTCTATGCCACGGCCGGCGGGACTACGCCGTCATTCACGCTTTCCGCGGTGGCCATCGGCCAGAAACAGACGATCTAAGGGCTGGAGAACGGAATGCCTTTTTCAGCCGTCGACCTTGACACCATCCTGGCAGCAACCGGAAAGGCGGTGGAAATCCGCCTTTCCGGCGTCCTGGTCAAAACCGTCCAGGGCAAGTTCCGGAAGGACTACCAGGACATCTCGCCGTATGACGCGAGCGTGGGCACGCCGATCCCGGCGGTCCTGGTGAAAACTTCAGACCTGGTCGGGATCACCACCAGCCACACATTTACGATCTCCGGCACGGCATACGTTGCGGCGGGGCCGTTCGAGGAACGAAACGACGGGCTCAGCCTGATACGGCTGGCAACCAATATCTGACACAGGAGAGAGCATGGCCGACCAACTGCAAACAGTCCCTCTCTGGTTCCTGACGCTGGCCGTGGTCGTATTCAGCGGGTTTTCCGTATGGTCGCTGCGCAATATTTTCTCGGGCCTCAAGGAGAGCATCGACAACCTCAGCAAATTGATCAGTAACCTGTTCGCCAAAACCGACCACATCGAAACCCGGCTCTCTCACCTGGAGGGCGAGCACAAGTCGCTGACTTGCCAGATCGGCAACAGCTATGGCCGCCGGGTGACGGACTATAACAGGGACGGGTTCGTCGGGAGTCCGGATTGATGCGCTGCGAGTATTTCGAGGGGTGTCAGATCTACCAGAACCAGGGCGAAGCGGCCTGCAGGAGACACTTCTGCCGGGATGACTGCCCGCCGGAGAGGGAGCGACGTGGCGCGGCAAAAGCAGGAGCAAAACGACAGAGGGGCGCTGCGAGTCCCGGAAAAGAAGCCGCCGAAGAAGTGCCGAAGGTGCGGTAACTGGATGGACAGCAAGGCGACCGAGTGCGGATGCTGCAGCTGCCCGATGTGAGGATGAATGATGGACAGAGATCTCGACCACCTGGAACCGTCGTTCCGCATCAAAGTTGATTCCCTCCTGGCCGGAATCAAGGCTGCGGGGATCCCCGTAATGATCGTGGAGACCAGGCGCACCATCGCCCGGCAACAGGAGCTGTACAACCGGGGGCGGACTACTCCAGGCTCAATCGTGACGAAGGCGAGGCCCGGCGACTCAGCTCACAATTACGGTCAGGCAATAGATATCTGCCCGCTCAAGGACGGCCGCCCCTGGTGGCTGGCCCCGGATGAGACCTGGAAGAAGGTGGCCGACATCGGCAAAGGACTCGGCCTGGTACCTGGCTACTATTTCAAGTCATTCCGAGACGCCCCGCATTTTGAGTCAACGAACTGGCGAGCGGCCCGGGCAGCATGGAAACAGGGCAAGGTACAGATACCCTGATCCCATAAAAACGGCTTAGGACGGAAATACGGAGGTCGAAAAAATGAACACGGAAATCACCAAAAGCATATTGAGCCTGCTGGTCGTCGTCGGGGTCGGCGTCTGCCTCTGGCTGCTGTTTTACTTCCCGCTGCCGCAGGGATCGCGGGACATCATCCTGATCGTGATCGGCGCCCTGGTTGCGACGTTCAAGGATATTTACGGATACTATTTCGGCAGCTCCGAGGGCAGCACCCGGAAAACCGAGATATTGTTTAGCGGCCCTGGCGGCAATTCCGGCCGGGCTGCTCTGCAGGCGATAGTGTTGCTCATGCTGGTTTGCGGTCTGGTGTCCATCTCCGGCTGTGCCACCACCGAGAGCGCCCAGTCCGTAGCCGCGAAATCGCTGTTGTCAACCAGGGCTACGATCATCACCTCCGCCCAGGCTGCCGACGATCTCTGCACCAAGGGCATCATGAAGCAGACCGACTGCGACAAGGCGCGTGAACTCTATACCCAGGGCCAGGCGGCATACAACGCTGCATCCGACGGATTCCTGCTCTATCTGAACACCGGGAACCTATCCGATGAAGCAGTGTTTGAAACGCTCCGGGTGCGGCTCGGTGTTATCAACAGCGACCTGGCGGCCTTGCTCCAGGCGTTCGGCGGGGGTGCGAAATGAGCGCGAAATCAGACCAGACGGTACAGCTGATTATTGCCCTGCTGCCGGTTGCCGAGCGGATAGTCCTCGACCTGGGCGGCCGGCTGGTAGAGATATGCACCAAAAACCTGACCGACCCGGCAGAGATACTGGCGTCCCTGGAACAGGCCCGGGCTGAAGGGTTTCCGGAACTGAAGTTTACCAGCGCAAACCAGGGATAGTTATTCATGATACAAACCAAGGAGAACAGCATGGAAACGAAATTTTTAGCAGCAATTATCATGGCCGCCTTGCTTTGCATAGCTGCAGGATGCGCAACCATGCAGACTGAAACGCCAACCGGCAAATCAGCCAGTGGCAGCCAGGCAGCATCAATCCGCGAAATCGGCGAATTCGAACTGGTGGCATACAACGCCCAGGGGCAGGAGATCTGGCGCGAGACGGCAAAAAACAACCTGGCCGACGGCGGCGAACAGATGTTCCTCGACGTCGGCCTGCGTGCCGGCACTGCGCCGACCAACTATTACATCGCCCTGTACAACGACACCATTGTCGACACGGACACGCTCTCGACGGTGACGGGAGAACCTTCGACGAACGGTTATGCCCGGTCGCTGGTAGAGCGATCCGCAACCGGTTGGCCGACGCTGGCGCTTGATTCCGGCGACTACCAGGCCACGTCGAGCACCGAGACGTTCACGGCATCCGGCGGATCCTGGGGACCGGTGACCTACGCAGCGCTGGTGACGGCCTCGTCAGGTACGACCGGCACCCTGGTCAGTTACGCGGCACTCAGCCAGAGCCGAACGCTGGCGTCAGGAGAGAGTTTGCAGGTGACGTACCGGGTGAAACTGCAGTAATGACAGCTCGTCAGGATGCAATCAGGTGCAGCCTGTGTTGTGTTCTGGCGGCCAAAACAACCGAGCTCAGGCTCAAGGGGGTACCACACAATGAGATCAACCATATTGTCCTGTCTGGTTTTAATTGCGATTTTGTTGGCAGGGATTACTACCGCAAGCGCAGGGACCGTAACGCTGGAATGGGGGGCAGTGTCCGGAGCTGACGGATACCACGTCTATACCGATAACGCAAAGGGGCCTGCGGTCACCGGCACGACCTCAACCGTTACGGTCCCTGCTGGCGAGCACAGTTTCTATGTGACCGCGTTCAACGGCTGGGGAGAGTCGGCTCCATCGAACACGGTCAAAACCCCTCCGCTTCCCGGGGCTCCTGCTGATGCCCGGGTGATTGTATTCATCAACATAGTACAGTAGTCCAAGGCAGAGGGATAAAACATGCCCATTGGCGATAATTCCATATGCCATCCGCTGATATACCCGTTCAATATCACATCGACTCCGGGCAGCGGTACCCTTGCGCTGTCCAGCGCCACTACGTTCATCGCGTTTTCAATGCTGGTCAGGGCTGCGGTCACGTTCACTAAATTCCGTTTCTACGGGTCCGGGACCGGTACAGTAAACAGTGTGACTGTCGAATTGCAGGCTGACAATGGCTCCGGATCGCCGAGCGGGACGGCACTCGATACCGGGACCATAACGAGTTATGCCAATACGGCGGCATGGCGGGAGTGCAACAATTTTACCGGTAACCAGACGCTGACGCCCGGTGCAACCTATTGGATAGTCATCAAAAACACATCAACTACTCCGGCCAGCAATTACCCGACCGTAACATTCGCGTATGGCCTGCTGCCGCCTTGGGTGAACACTGATAGTTCGCAGGTTCGGCATCACAAAAAATCAACGACCGACGGCAGCACCTGGGCGAGCGCCGTCGGGACGTGTGCCGCGTACATGGCGGGATTCTCGAATGGCTCGTGGTATGGCGTGCCTGGGTATGCTGGTGGGTATTTTAGCACAACAGGGGTTGATCGAGCATATACCGGTGTAGAGCTGGGGGGAGTTGGAGTTATTCCGGACGAGGCCTGGCTGAACGTGGTCGGCATCTGGGGGTGGGTTCGTCGCGTCGGCAGCCCTGGAGCACTGCGCCTGAAAATCTACGCGGGTACGTCTCTGCTCTGCCAGAGTCTGGACATTCCGCAGGCGCAGACATCCACCAGCGCCGTGGCGATTTCAGGTTTTTTTAACAGGTTAGTGACCATTCCTCCGAGAACACTAATCAGGGCAGTGATAACCGCCGAGGGTGGTGACAATGCCTCGAATTACTATTACCTCTCGGGTCAGTTCTGTGACGCCGATTACCCGCAGAATGCACCATCGCTGTTTACGTACACCAGGATTGACGGTGGAGTGGCGACCGATACGGCAGGAAAACACCCAGGTATTGCACTGCTCCTGGATGCAAAACAACCGTTTGCGGTACCACCCATCAACCGCAGGCAATTCAACTCTATGAGGTAGACAAATGGCCGCAGGAGACGAACTCAGTCAGTCATTAGAAGCAGATGCCGCCACATATACCCTGACCATCCAGGGCAGGACTGCAGGCGGTCAGACTCCGGAAGTGATCGCCAGTTACGTGACTTCGAAGAAGCCAGCCGCAGTCGGAGCTGCCAAACGAAGCGGCCTGAGTGCTGCCGATTCTACGGCCAGCCTGGTGGCTGCCGGTTATATCGGCACAAACAATATTGATGTCGCCAACTCAATTCACGTTGCCCTGTCTGCGAGATTTTCCGCCGCGAATCAGTCCTGCGTCGCATTCCTGGCGCTCTATGACGCGAGTGACGGGTTGATAGGCGTTACCGATGATTTTACGTTCCAGGGAGATGGCACATTCACGGATGGGACGTTGTATGTCTCGCCATCGAGAATCGTGGATGTTCACGCAGCCTCCCAAGTGTTTCTGGTACTCAGAACCCCTCCCAGCTCTGGGACAGTTAGCTTTTACCTTGAGGCACTCTGATGCGTGCAGCGATCTGGGCATACTACCTGGGGGGTAGCGGAGGATCGGTCTACACCGATACAATCACCTCCACCATTACGTCGCTGGCCTCGGCTGCAGATGCCCAGGATTACATTGAGGCAGCATCCACCCTGATCCAGTCGGGGGCCTCGGTTGCTGATGTCCAGACGATGATGGAGGATCTGCTGACCCTGGCGCAGTCTCAGTCTGCCACAGATGACACCCAGCAATTTGCCGACACACCGCAAACGACAGCAACCGGAACCGGGACGGTAACTGATACCCTACAGTCGGGCCAGACATTCTCCGAGTCGCTGCTCACAACGGCGATCTCGGTCAGCCAGGCCAGCGAGGCTCAGACATTTGTCGACACCGTCAACACTATTATCCAGTCCGGCGCAACCCTCTCCGATCTGGCCGGTCTGGTGGAGTCGATAGGCAGCACGGTACAGTCGATATCAGCGGTTGCTGATCAGCAAACATTCATCGAGAACGTCTCGGTCATAGCCACCTCCGGAGTAAGCCTGGTTGAGATCGGCAGTTACATCGACCAGGTACAATCCGCGGCAACTGGCACGGGCAGCGTTACGGATACCCTCTGGGCAGCATTCCCGTTCATGGCGGGAGATATCCAGGCTCTGCAGCCAGAACACCGGATGATCTTGACGGGGCCTGAAATACGAATCATCCGGTTGAACGATGATAGCCGCATGATGAAACTGGCGGGAGGGTACGCATGAACCCGTATGTAATAAAGCCCGGCGAGACAGTCTATGGGTTTGGTTTTGATTTTACGGAGCGCCTAGCGAGTGGTGAGACCGTCAGCAATGTACAGTGTTCCGCCGGTACTGGGATCACGGTTGTCGGTACGTCATCGTCGGGTACGCAGGCTATGGCGGTCATACAGGTTGTGGCAGGTCAGGCGGATGCCGATGTGGATGTCGTTTTCACGGTTACCGGCAGCGCCGGGTCCGTCCGCAAGGCGACAAGAGAAGTCTGGATAAGGAGTGACAGCGAATGAGCCTCCGCCAGCAAATAGTCGACGCCATCGAGGCCAGGCTCCGGACCATTACGGTCGCCAACGGATACAACACAAACGCCGGGCAGCATGTGTATGTCTGGCGGACGGTGTCGCTGGAGGATGCGGAGTTGCCGGCACTGTGTATCTACGATACCGACTGCGCCATGGCAGAGTACGGCAGTATCGGCTACATGACCCATGAACTGCAGGTCGTCATCGATGCTATCGTCTCCGGATCTGCCAGCCGTACCGAGGTCCGCAAACTGATGGAGGACGTTTTCAAGGCCATTGGCGCCGACCGCACCTGGGGCGCACTGGCGGAACATACCGAGATCCAGTTGCACGGTATCAACCTGGAACAGGCCGAGAGATTGATCGGCGCCGGCCAGGTGAGATTGTTGATCACATATCGCGCCTCTTTGTGGGCAATGTAAGAAAGGAGTAAGCCATGGCACAAGCACAAGGGGCGCTGTCACAGGTCCTCATGCAGATGGAAAACACGTTCAAGACGTTGCCGACCAACGTCAAGAGCAAAAAGGTTTATATCGAGACCTGCGACATCAAGCTCGATCAGGGCATGGACTCAAGCGCGGTTTTGCGGGGCGGCACCAGGCATCCGACCCAGGGCGTGCGCGGCAATGTCGATGTCGGCGGCGGGATCAATACCGAGCTCCAGGCCACCACTGCCCTGCTCTACGCCGCCCTGGGCAGCATGGCGAGCTCCCAGACCGGCGGCACCATGGGCACGGCGTTCGGTGCTCCGACTGCGACCATCGACGCGGTCAATCAGCTCATGACCATCAACCAGACGACGCATGGCTGCAGCGTCGGGGATTCCATCGAGATTGCCGGACTGACCGCTCCGACATCGCTCAACAGCCTGGTATTCCCGGTCGTGGCGGTGCCCACGGCAAACCAGCTCATCATCCGGATACCCATGGGCACGACGACCACATTCACCCTGGGCAGCGGCACCATCAAGCGGGTGACGGCAAACGGGACGGCCTACACCCACACTCTGAAAGCTGGCGGCAACCTGGCCAGCTACGTCATCGAGAAGGGGTTCACCGATATCGGGCAGTATTTCCGCTATTTGGGCTGCAAATGTTCGAGCCTGAGTTTCGGCATCGGCGGAGCGGGGCTCATCAAACTCGCAACAAACTGGATGGGCGCCAGTGAGTCCACGGCTTCCAGCTCATTCGACACGGCCCCGCTGGACAACGGCAAGCGATCGTTTGACAACCTGGGCATCGCGGCGGCCAATATCCTCGAGGGCGCCTCCGCTGTCGCCAATATCTTGAGCATCGACAGCCTGACGATCGACAACGACCTGGACGGCGACACGTTCGTTGTCGGTGGCGGTGGTTCCCGTGCTGGGATCTCCGGCGGGATCTACAAGATCACTGGTACGCTGAAGGCTCAGTTCGAGGACCTGACGTACTACACCAAGGCCCGCAACCTGACCGAGTCGAGCCTCGATTTCACCATCACCCGAGGTACCGGCGCAGGGACGGACAACAACGAGTCGATCCAGGTGGTGATTCCGGAGCTGGTCTACAAGGCCGCAAGCCCGCCGATCGAGGGGCCGAAAGGCGTTGTAATCACCCTGGGCTTCGAGGGCTACTACGACAATAACGCGGACGCAACCGGCCTCAAGATCATCCTCAAGAACGCCATTCCGCCGGGAGCTCTGATCTAGGGACACTGACAGGGAAAGGATTATTTTGTGAGCGGATTCGATATAGGAAAGATTGTCGAGCAGGACGAGTTCAGCGCCTGGGTGCCGTTTATCGAGGGCATTAAGGTAAAGATCAAGCACATTCCCCGCGAGGAATTGCTGGCGCTGCGTAAAAAGGCGGTGCAGGTCAATTTCGACCGCCGCACGCACCAGAAAAACGAGCAGTATGATGCTATCACGGGGGCAGTCATCCTTGGCCAGGCTGCCATTCAGGACTGGGAGGGTCTACAGTCGAACGGTCAGCCGTTTCCGTGCACTCCGGAAAACATCGAGATCCTCATGCGCAAATGGGCTGACTTTGCCCGGTTCGTCGATGAGACCTGCACGGACCTGGTTGCCCTAATGGAAGCCGAGATGGAGTCGGAAAGAAAAAACTCCGGGAGTACCTCTGGGCTCGCTTCGAGCACGGAGGGATAAGCTGCGAGGCGTGCCGCACGGCCCTGCAGGAAGCGAACACCCCGATCCGGTGCGAATCGGGTCGGGGCTGCCCGATCCCTCGGTTGTCTACCCGGGCAGAGCGGATCATCGAGATACACTCCAGGCTGGAGCAGTTTGCCGACATGGGCCTGGGAGATACCATAGCGCGTGCCTATGGTATCTCCAGGCGAGACCTGGATCTGCTGGCGTTTATCTCTGACCAGGTAAGGGAATTCCGAAAGGTGAAATGACATGGCGATGGATCTGAAATTCCTGATATCCGCAAAGGATGAAGCGACCGCCGTGCTCAACAGGGTCGGCAGTTCGTTCCAGAAACTCGGAACGGACGGCTCCGGATCAATGGACAAGATCAAAACAGGTGTCACTACCGTCAACGGATTACTGGGTACCTTGGGAGTCACCCTGGGCGCCGCGGCGTTCATGTCATGGGGTAAGGGCCTGTTGGATACTGCCGACCAGCTCGACGAGATGTCGCAGAAAATAGGCATGGCGGTCGAAGATCTTTCGGCGCTCAATTACGCAGCTGGGTTTTCTGGGGTAAGTCTGGAACAACTCGGTGTCGGCATGAAGCAGTTGAACAAGAACATAGTCGAAGCATCGAGCGGGTCGAAAGAGCAGGCCGCCGCATTCCGGGCGCTTGGGGTTGATATCCTGGACACCTCCGGAAAGGTGCGCGTCACCAAGGATGTGCTGTATGACGTTGCGTCCCGGTTCGCAGGTATGGAAGACGGCGCCGCAAAGACGGCGATCGCAATGAAACTGTTCGGCAAGGCGGGGGCGGACCTGATCCCCGTGCTGAACGAGGGCGCTGAAGGGTTGGACGAACTTGCGGAGAAAGGGAAAAAGACCGGGGCCGTCCTCTCTGCGGAGGCTGCTGAATCGGCAGCCCGATTCAACGACAACCTGGATGACTTGAAATCAGGAGCAAAAGGCGTCGGGTATGCTTTGGCGGAATTCCTCTTGCCTCCGCTCATCAAAATCACCGACCGGCTCAATGCCGGGATTCAGGCGGATTCATGGACCAGCAAACTGAAAAACTGGTCCGAGGCGCTCATCAGATTGAACCCGTTCGGGTACTTCCTGGCCGAAATGACATCCACGGAAAAGGCCGTGGCAAAAACGGAGAAAAAAGATGCTCCCAAAAAGCCTGCATCTACGGCCCTGGAGGATTATCTCAAAGAGCGGGAAGATACGGCAGAGAAGGCAGCAAAAGAGGAAGAAAAGCAACTCAAGGAGCTGCAGCAGTCCTACAAGGAACACGCACAGAAGATCATTGAGACTGAACAAAAACGCTGGCAGAAGCTCGAGGAGGGCGAAAAGAAATACGCATCCCTCGTTAAGTCTGCCCTCGATGCCAAGATCAAAGAAATCGACAATTTGAAGGAACGCCAGACCGACATCACCAACACCCTGGATGAGATCGACAAAAAGCGGGCTGAAAAGCTCGCTCCCGGGATCGATCCGAACCTCGATGCCTACGACAAGTACCAGTCTCAGATATCCCTGCTTCGCAAACAGGAAGAGGCGGCAAGCAACATCCTGGACCTCGACAAGCGCGCCTCTACACTGACACAGATTTATGACGCCTGGTCGCAGATCACCGAGGAGATAACGGTCGGTAACGATACGATCATCACCCAGCAGGACGTCCTCGAGCGGTCACAGGTTGAGATGGACCGCCTGCGCGGCAAGATATCGGCGCCGTTCGAGGAGCAGAAAGCGGCTGCCGAGCAGTCAAGGAGCGTGCTGGAACGGATGTACGACGGTGCGATCCAGAAAGCCAGCGAATACCGGCAGCAGGTCGAGAACCTTGCCACGATGCTGGACAACCTGAAGGATAAGGATGTCACCATCAATTTCAAGGCAACAGGCCTCGACCAACTGCAGGGCATCGCTTCGCTCATGTCGGGCACCAGCTCGAGCTCGGGAGGCCTCAGAACGTATGCGTCGCTCGATGATTGGTGGGACAGTGTCCATGCCGGAAGCAGCGGCTGGCAGACGGTGACGGAATTCGCTGGGGCGGATGGCTATGACGGGTGGCTGGCGTCCGGTGGTCCGGTCAAACCGTTCGGGACCTATGTTGTCGGGGAAAAGGGTCCGGAAGTCCTGCGCATGGGCAGCCAGGGCGGAACGGTGATTCCGAACAACAAACTGGGCGGCATCACCATCACTGGCGGGCTCAACCTGACCCTGCCGAATGTCACCAATCAATCGACCGCCAGGGACCTGGCCCGCGAGCTCTATCCCGAACTGCAACGGCTGAGCAAAAATACGAGGTCGGCATGATTGACGTCGTGCGATCCATTTTGTTAATCATCATTATCAGTGCTGCCGCAAGCTGGTGCGAGGCGTCGGGATACTGCACCACCCTTTATCACGCAGTAAGGGAATACCAGGCGCCAGGACATTTTTACCTGGTGGATTACGAGTATGATGTCGACCGTGTCATGTATCCATCGAACGGCGATACCGAGCCGCATTATCCTGCCCGGATAGTGGTCTACGAAATAGTGCAGGGCGAAAAGCGCCAAGTCGGGCGCATCATCAACGGGATATTTACACATCGAGGCAGCGAGGATGCACCCGGGGAAATGGTCCGCCAGGCGGGGGTGCCCTGATGGCCTACGTTGAGGATGGATACGTCGAGGACGGGTACATCGGGGATGCCTCGGGGAGCCCGGTTTCATTCTCCATGGACGGCGACACGCTGACGTTCGAGCGGTCCCCGGATCCGCAGTCGCTGCCGTTGTCGTTTCAGCAGGGCGGGATCTATTCGGGCGGGGTCGAGCAGATCGGGCGGGACTACTATGTCGCCGATGATCTCATCGAGCTGCACTGGCCGCACATGACGGCGTGGGACAAGGACCGGCTGATTGTCTGGTGGCGTGACGTCGCCAGGGGCGTGTCCACGTCATTCACCTACACCGACATGACCGGCGCGACATACACCGTGCGGTTTGCATCGCCGAGTATGCCGGCGATCTCCGAGCGTTACGATGATGCCCACGATGTCAGGGTTCAATTGAGGGTTGTCTGATGCCGAGTAATCAATTCGTCTATGGAGCGACCACTATCCAGATGCCCATGGCGCCGTTGCGCACCGGCAGCAGCGATGCCAATGAGCTGATCCAGGCAATCGGCTACGATTCCGATGGCGATCAATACGTCTACGACAAGGGCGGCATTGTCCGCGTGCGTCACAAGTTGTCGTACACCGATATCACGACAACGCTGCTCGCCTCGATCAAGGCGTTTTTCGCGACCACGTCTCGGGGCAGCTACCATGCCATCACCTGGTATGACCATGATGAGGTGTCGCACACAGTCCGGCAGGCAGGCGCCGTCGATGCTCCAGAAGTAGGCCCCGGGCGATACCGGGTGGACCTGGTACTCGATGAGGAGGTTGCCTGGGCTGCAGCGGCACTGCCGGGTGATGTCAGTTCGAAATCGTGCGCACCGGTATGGGTGCTGCGTATGACGATCAACTCCGTCGTCTACTACCTGTCTGATGGCACGTACACCATTACTCCCTGGGGCGTGACGACGAAACCATGGGTCAGAGCCTGGGGCTCGGTGAGGACCGGCATATCCGGAGCTCTGGCAGAGTACCAGGTCAGTGATTTTGACGTGTCGCTGCTCTCCGACCCGGCGGCCAGCCCAAACATGGAGACGCTTGCCACCACGTACCCGCTGGAGACTGCTGCAGCCGATTTGTATCTATGGATGCGCGGATCGGTGGAGGCTCCCAGCCTGATGTTCCGGGGCTACGTGGACGACGTCGATATTCCTGACGAGACAGCCGTCAACCTGGTGATCAGGGACGAAACAAGCCGGCTGCAGGCGTACATCGGCACGAAGCTGGACGCCACGACCTATCCCAACGCCGACCCGGACGACATCGGGAAGGTGTTTCCGATCATCTACGGGACCGTGACCAAGCTGCCGGCCCTGGCGGTCGATGCAGGGCATATGACGACACTGGTTGCTGCAATTGATGGTGACGACACCAGCCTGGTTTTTTCAGAAATAACCGGATTTGAAGTCGGGACGAAATTCTGGATAGACCAGGAAAAAATGACCATAACCGGGATATCTGGTACTACGGTCACCGTGACCAGGGCTGTTGACAGCACAACTGCACAAAACCACGGCGAGGCTGCAACAATATGGGAGGACAAGTCAGCATTTGCCTACATGGTCGCCGACCATCCTGTAGATGCAATCATTCAAGTGTTCGGGAAGGTGGGCGATGGCGTCCTCGATATCACCTCTGTTTGCACTCGGTACATTGGACAAGCGGGCAGTGTGCTGACGGGATATACGGGCAAGGCCATGGTTACGGTTCCGGGCTACGTGACAGCAGCCCAAGCCGTAAGTCTCGGATTCCTTGATGCTGGAAGCGTGGTCGGATCGATATCGCTCCAGTCGCTCATTGCACTGCTCGACCCTGGGCACTATCACAATGCCGCGGCATCGACGGTTCAAAACACGACGACATCATTGCCACTGTCTACGGGCACGTCCGGTACGGTAGTTTATCCATGGAATGGATACTCGGGCGACGGTTTTTACATGACGTTGAATTTTTCATCTGATATCAGCGGCAGGGTGCAGGTTTCGTATTCGATTACCGTCAAAAAGAAATCCGATGGATTGGGAGATCAGTTGTGGATACGGGTCAATGGGACACTCTACTGGTGGCAGGATGCATATTTTGATGCCCTGGCTGTCAATTCATCGGTGACGTTGACCTTTACGGTTACGAATTCCACCGATTGCAACGCAAACTCCGCAATTGTTTATTTTCAGTGGCCCGATACTCATTTTGAGATCACAGCTGCAAGCCGCTCCATCCAAACATCGACAAATGCGTCCAGCGCAGAGGAGACCGGGCAAACAATCTCGGCGGGAGACATTGAGATCTCGGGAAATTCGGTGGCAAACACCCTCGTGGGTGATGCCGTCCTGGTGAATGTCACGCGATCAATAACGCCGATCAATGTCTTTTCGGACATCCTGAGCAGGGCCGGTTCGTCGGCGGTGGCTATGCTGTCCGGGTCGCTTCCGTCATCATATGGGGTTAACGGTGCCATAGTTGAGTATGGTCGTGCCATTGAATGGCTGAACACAATTGCGCACCAACTCCGTTCCTGGTTTGTCATGGAGCGGGGTATTGCATCCCTGATCGTGCGGCCATCTACGCTGACAAGTATTAGAACCATATCGGCCTGTCGGGTCACGGATGACGGTATCAAGATCCATCGCCGGCGGAAGGCGGATATCGATGATGTCCTGAACGTTATCAATCTGCTCTATACCCGGGACTGGACCCAGTCAAGAAGCGACACAGCATATCAGGCGTCCGCTGCTGACTCCGATTCGACCAGCATCACCAACTATGGAGAGCACGAGCAGCCGGATCTGTTCCAGTGCGATTTCATCACCAGCGACACCATGGCTGCTGATGTCCTCGATTTCTATCTGGACAATTACTCTGGGCGGCCCTGGCTGCATGAGTTCGAGACCTACCTCGATTATTCCGATGTGAGGTTCGGCCAGGTGGTCACGCTGGGATTTGCAGGTTCTGCGGTCGGCATCGTCATCGAGGCCGGGCCGTCACCGGGATCCGGCAACGACATCGACACCATGAAATTCACCGTGATGGTATAGGAGACACATATGGCAGTCACGAAACGAAGCGTAAAGGGGTCCGCGCTGACCACGGCCGAAATGGATGCGAACTGGGATGAACTGATCGGGCTCCTGACCAGGTTGAGCACTTATGTCGCCGATACGACACCGGAGGCCAGCCAAATTCCGCTGCTGGATGCGAGCGGGATTTTGAGGGTGGGGTCGTATATCGTTGCCAGGCCTGCCGTAACAAATAGCGGCCCGAAATTGGGAGACCGCAGCCGTTACAATACCATGGTGGAGGCGTCGAATTATGTCTATCTGTGCTCGAATTGCTACTACGATGGTACGAGCTGGAGGAGCATTGCCGCCGGCGCCTGTTACACGCTGTTCATCGGCACATCCGGGCCGAAAATAGCTACTGCAACAGCCACGGGAGCAGGCGAGGCACTGACCATGACCTCATCGGACCTGATGACCGTGCCCGCTGCCGCATCATGGCAGACGCCAACGCTCTTGAACAGCTGGGTCGAGTATAACGCGGGGTTTCCCGTCAGGTATTGCAAGGACGGAATGAATATCGTCCGCCTGAAAGGGTTGATCAGTGGCGGAACGCCAGGGGCGAACGCTGTTTTTACCCTGCCGTCCGGGTACCGGCCCGCCAGTGCGTTCACCTGTGCATCATTTGCGAACGTTTCCGGATCTTACAGCATAGCGCGGATCCAGGTTGCAACCGATGGGAATGTGACGGTGGTCAGCCCGGCGGCGGTTACTTATGTGGCGCTTGATAACATAGCGTTCACTACGTATTGATTTGGTTTGCTTGACACTATGATCATTTTCGGGTAAAAACAGAGGGGTCTACAACGAACTTATGCGGCTTCGCAAGGGTCATTTGTAGCGCAAAAATAGCATAAAATCCTTTCAAATCAATCACTTCCGAAAAATATGATTGCCACCTTAGCTCAGATGGTAGAGCAATTGATTCGTAATCAATAGGTCGCCGGTTCGACTCCGGCAGGTGGCTCCAGGTTAAAGTACACGGTAGTTCATTGCCGTCCAAAACCCACTAGAAATAGTGGGTTTTTTGTTGCTCGTAGTCCATGGTAGTGCTAAGATGTACGTCAACATCCACTGTTTATGGGGGCCGATTTCAGAGAGAAAAGCCCCCAATGGAAAAGGCAAGCCCCCAAAAGGAGGAAAAGCCCATGCCTAAACGGATTGCTCCACTTTCTGGCACCCAAGTGCAAAACGCGAAGCCAGCAAAGAAAGATTACAAGCTGTTTGATGGAGGAGGGCTTTTTCTTCTAGTAACGACCGGCGGCGGTAGACTGTGGCATTTCAAATATCGCTTTGAGGGTAAGGAAAAAAAGCTATCGTTTGGCACCTATCCGGAAGTATCGCTAGCAGATGCCCGAGAGAAAAGAGAGGCAGCCAGGAAACAGGTTGCTGCCGGCATTGACCCTGGAGAGGCCCGCAAGGCTGAGAAAAGGGTGGGGAGTGAACAGGCGGCCAATACCTTCGAGGCAGTTGCTCGGGAATGGCATGCCAGGCAGAAAGGTGTATGGAGTGAGGGGCATGCTGTACGGACAATGCAACGGCTGGAACACGATGTATTTCCATGCGTCGGTCTGCGCCCCATTTCTGAAATCACGGCCCCGGAATTGTTGATGGTCTTTCGCCGGATTGAGTCGCGTGGAGCTCTCGAAACTGCGCATCGGGCAAGGTTCGTGTGCGGCCAGATCTTCAGGTACGCCGTAGCAACAGGAAGGGCGGAAAGGGACCCTGCCGCAGATCTGAAAGGGGCGCTCACCCCAATAAAGACCAGGCACCATGCGGCCATTACCGATCCGAAAGAAGTTGCTGCACTCCTGAGAGCCATTGACGGCTACCAGGGTTCTTTCGTGGTCAAGTGCGCCTTGCAGCTTGCTCCCTTGGCTTTTGTCCGGCCCGGGGAACTGCGGCAAGCAGAATGGACGGAAATTGACCTTGAAGCGGCAGAGTGGAACATCCCCGCTGAACGGATGAAGATGAAGGTTGCTCACCTTGTTCCTTTATCGGCCCAGGCCGTGAAGATCCTGCGGGAACTCCAGGCATTGACCGGGAGGAGTCAGTACTTGTTCCCTTCCGGGCGGTCTTTTGCCCGCCCTATGAGTAACAACTCGATTAATGCGGCCCTTCGGAGAATGGGTTTCGGTACTGACGAGATGACCGGCCATGGTTTCCGGGCCATGGCGAGGACGATTCTTGATGAGGTGCTACAGGTCCGGCCGGACTTCATTGAGCACCAACTTGCCCATGCGGTGAAAGATCCGAACGGTCGCGCCTACAATCGGACAGCTCACCTTGCAGAGCGCAAGAAGATGATGCAGCAATGGGCGGATTACTTGGACGGGCTGAAGGCTGGTGCAAAGGTGTTGCCGTTGAAGCGGGCGGAATAGGCGGCTTTAATTTCGCGGGATAGGGCGGCCACCCGACAAGCTGTCTTTCCTGGAGCATTATCCCGCGTGTAACCTCTGGGGCGTTTCAGGAGGCGCTAAATGGATTATTACGACTACAGGGATCTTTATTATTTTCTCCAATATCAATTTTACATAAGAGGTGAACATCACAAGAAGGTGCTCAATAAGTATAAAGCTTCATTGGAAGACAGTCTTGCTAATAATCTGGAGAGAGAGCCAGAGTTTCAAGAGGCGGCTTTTTTACGCGAGCTTGTAGAGAACGCTGCGGAGGTTCACTATGCATGGGAAGTCAAAAACTGTGAGCCTCAATCACAAAAGTTAAGGGTGCAGATAAAAAGACCTCCCAGAGGAATGCGAAAAGCAGAAGCTGAAGGTAGATTGCCGGTACATTCAAAGAACGGTTCAGTCTTATATTTTGGTGACGAAATCATATTTCCTAAAAATTCAGATCAGTACATGATATTTGAAGTTCCAAAAGGACACAGAGATAATCAGTTTGTCAGTATGTATAAATCATTGTTAATATATGATGCAGTAATCAGGCATGGCATTGACAAGGCAGAACTGATCGAATTAGTTAGAAAAGAGAAAATATCGGAACTTTTTGGATTGCGGTGCCTTTCACTATTTGAGGTTATTCCATTGTATGATGATACGACTAAAAGCAAGTTAGCAAGTAGATACCCTGCTGAGAAAATAATTTTCCAAAAACTGTATGGCGACCGCTATTTTAGTAAAGCAGGAAACCCCCCG